TATTATCTGGGTCTTGTAGTCTTGCTTCTCTTAATATGTTTATATTTAAATCTTTTGTAGGGTCAGCATATCTCTGTGAAAACTCTTGAAACGAAAATGACCTATGTCTCAATAATTGTCTGGCAATATCTCTGGTTGTGGTAATCTCTAAACATGCTGATGCCATTTCAAATGGTGACCAATGTTTTTCCTTTATAAGATATTTTAAAAGTTTATGTGATGTTTTATGATTATCCTGATTAGCAGGATTTGATACTCTTGCACAATAGGCAATCAAATCTTCCATATTTTGTGCATAATAACTTTTATTTTTTTGAGGTTCAACCGAATAACTAATTAATTTTACATTGCTCATACCTTAAATCCTTCAAACTTTTTTGGTGCCTTGGTTTGGAACCCGTGTTTTGTTTTATCAAATATTGGTGTATCATCTTGTAATGTTTGTTCAGTGTCCTTTACATCAAACAATCTCATTTTACTTCTATCAACACCAATTACAAATCTCTTATGCATGGTTGGGTCATTATATCTATTTTTCAATTGTTTAACCATAAACTGACCAAGTTTCTCTAACTCTTCCGTTGAGATAAGTGCGAACATGAGGTCTGCAGTTGCGGGTAATCCAAAAGACTCGGACGTATCCTCAAGCCCAACATCCGAGTTAGAAAAACCAGAACGAGTCGTCTGCGTTGCAGAGAAGACCGGTACGTTGAACTCGACTGCAAGACCACGTAATTCTTCAGCAATTGCTTTAATATAAGTGTATGAATTGATAGACCCTCCCATTCCTTTCATTCGACTTGATGAACAGATATTTAAATAATCTAAAAATATCATATCAGGTACAAATTGTCTTTTTAATTTTAATTCGTTTAGTAATGCCCTAAAGTGACCACTGTGTGCAGAACCAGTTGGATATTCCTTTATAATTAATTTACCATTTGTTTTCTTTGCAAGGTTATTTACCTTACGAGTAAACATATCCTTTGACATATTTTCAAGTTGGTCAATTGGAACATTCAATAAGTTAGCATCTATTCTCTCTGCGATTCTTTCCTCTGCCATTTCCATGGTTATATATAAAACATTTTTACCTTGCGTTAGAGCATTAGCAGCAACATGGCACATAAAAAGAGATTTACCTACACCAGTACCGGCAAGAGCAATATTAAGAGTTTTATTTGGAACGCCACCTTTTGTAATTTTGTTAAAGTAATCCAAATCAAATGCAATTCTATCCTCTTCTGTGTGATAAAAGTCAAATCTGTCCTCTGCATTTTCCACATAATCATGACCTACATTTGTATCAAATGATATACCAAGGGCCTTCGATAATAATTCTGGTAATGCATTTTTTGTTAAACTTTCATGTTTACCATCAATAATAGATATTGATTCCATGACAGCATTATATATTGCCCTATCCTGACACCATTTTTCAGTTGCGTCGTCCAGCCAATTATTATCAATTGGTTCCTTTGTAAAAAGATGAGGGACAATATCCATGGCCATATTATATTGTTCTTCATTTAAATTTTCTAATTCAATAACTAGAGTTTCTTGAGTTGGAAGTTTATTATATCTACCAATATATTTTCCAACCTCTTTAAATAGTGTTTTGTATATACCTTGAAAATAATCCGGTTTAATAAACGGAATTACCTTACGCATATATTGTTCATCATATAATAAATTCCTAAGAATTGTTTGTTCAATGTTTGGCGTCAAGTTTACCTTCCTTCCTCATTTGTTCACGAATTTTTGTTGCAGAAATATTATGTATATCCTTACCTAAATCGTGTTCAGTAAATGTATAACCAACACCACGTCCATAACTAATGTCAACAATGTTTGGTACCTTTATTATAATATAATCCTCATCAATTGTAAACCCTTTTTCCAATAATTTTGTAGAAATATCCTTTATAACATCATTGAAATCAAAAGGGTTATCATCTTGTCCTTCACCACCACTTGCATCTTTAACATCTCGTACCATAATCGCAACTTGACCTGTAGTTTGTTGTGCTCTTTTAAATAATTCTGTATGCCCATCATGCCATGGTTGCCAACGACCAAGCATTTGTACTGTTGGTTTTTTCCAATCAAACATCATTTCTCTCCATATATTTTGATACTACCTTAACTAATTCTTTATGTGTATTATCAAACCAACCGGAAACATGATAATCATATTCACCTTCCTTTAAAGGTTCAAACATTTTATTTGTATCTTCAAATCTGCCTTCTTTTATGGTATCCATCCAAACAATAAAATCTGCATTAAATTGTTTTCTTGCAGCCATTGTAGGACATATAAAATCTGCAACTGCTATTTTACCTGCCTTAACAATACCATCAGATAAAAATTTCATTCGCATTGCCTGTCGCATACGACCTTCAGGACTAAAATCCCAATCATCATATTCTTTTCTTATATCATCTGCATTTAAAAAAACGCCACCAAGTAATTCTGAAAATGGGCGTCCTAAGGTTGTTTTGCCTGCACCGGGCAGGCCACATATTAATATTTTCACTTTTCGTCCTCTTCAAATATTGTAAATAAAATATTACGAGCTAACTCTTGTAATTCTGTATTTGATTCTACTTCCAAATCATCATCAGGTGTTGAAATGATATCAAAATTAAATTTCATAACCATATCATCACCTTCGCCTTCAAAACCAATATTACCATATTTAATAACGGTTTCAGTAAATTGACCTGTTAATATTCTAACACCCCATGCATCTGTATCATCGTCAAGAGGTATTAAATCATAATCTTTTGATTCTGTAGTCATTTTTATATTTTAAATTTACTTTTTAAATAATCTCTAAAATCATCATCAATTACTGGTGACCAAAAATCCTCGGTAAGTGTATCCTTTTCTCTAAATTTACCATCCTCAACCTCACCTGTTTCCTTGTTTACTCTACTATACCAGCCGACTGATGGTTTGGTAACATATCCACCACCCATTGCAACTTCGAGAAGGCCAGACCATTTTTGTACACCACCTTCCCAACTCACGCTAATTGGTATTTTGGATTTTTCTTTTACATATCTGGATTTTTCAACATTAATAATAAAGTGATAACCTTTTATTTCGGTTCCTTGTTTGTCTTGTTGACGACCAATAATCCATATATTATCAGCTGAATAATAGATACCTGTACCACCTGATACAATTGCCTTTGGAAATAAACCAATTTCCATATAAGTATGATTAACTGCAATCATTGGTATATTTTTCATATTTAAATAAGGTGTTGTCATTCTGAACAAACCTTTTAATGCCTTTGCTCTAGACATATCGGCAACTGATTTTTCATTAATAGCATCGTCAAGTTCTTTTTTAGATGCAAGGTTACCAACAGAATCAATAACAATACATACCTTGTCATTTCTATCAATATTTTCCAACTGTGATATAATATCAAATTTTAGTTCCTCAACATTTGTTATTGGGGTATGTAATACTCTACTTGTATCAATACCAAATGTTTCAAAATATGATTGAGGTGAACCAAATTCTGAATCGTAAAATAATAATACAGCATCATCATATTGTTTTAAATAGGCACTTGCCATTATTAAGGCAAATGATGTTTTAAAATGTTTCGATGGTCCTGCAAGGACTGTAAGTCCTGGTGCCAAACCACCATCAAGGGAACCTGATAAGGCTAAATTAATCATTGGTACCTCTGTTGGTACCATATCCTTGTCTGTAAAAAATTTTGAATCTGAAAGAATAGAGGTCTCTTTTACCTTAGAGTTCTTTTTCAATTTATCCATAATACTCCCGGAAGAAAATCCTGTCATTATATACTCCTTTTATTATTAAATATTTCTATAAACATATTCGATTGCTCTATCAGCCTCGGATTCCAATGGACGGTTTTCATACCATCGACCAGTATCCATATCAAATTGTTTACATAGTTCTGCAATTTCCTTTGCACTAATTGGATATTGCCTTGTTACAGCATTGCCTGCTATTGCTACCATGATTTGATACATTTTTCTGTACCAACCAGTGCCACTGATTGCTGTATATTCATTGGCCAATTTTCTAGGCCAAAAAGGACAGTCCTTATATGATGTCCATTTAAAGTCAGTGTTGTCTGATTTATTTTTTCTATACTCAATGATTTGATTACGCCATTCCTCTGGTAGTCTATCAAGGAAGGTAGACCCTACACCTTTTTTTTCAGTATAAGGATATTTATTAATCAGTAAATCCGGATTAATTAATTGTTTACCTTTGCCTGAAAAAATAAAATTATTTGCATCCTTATAATCACCAGGTATATAATACATTCGTGATTTATCCTTGGTTTGTTCATCACCAATTTCACCAATTGCTATTTGTAATGCATGCCAAAAGGGTACAATTTCATCTGCCAATATATTTCTTGATAGTGCAAACACTATTCTAAATTTAGGTTGCTCAATAGTACTTGACGCAGTACTGTAGCAAATAAAGCGCCATGTTGGAAACATATCATTTATATATTCTTGTATATCACTTTCAATATGTAAATCATCGACATCGACTGCACACCAATGACTCCAATGTAATACATTATCATTACGTCTGGTGCCATCCTCAACATAAGTTGCTGGTGAAATTAGATATGCATCCTCTTTACCTTTAAGAGATTTTAGTGATAAACCATATAATAATTGCTCTAGTTCGTCAAATGATTTTAAGTCAAGTCGCCTATGAGTTTTATTATCATACCTATTTTTAAATATAGTAATGTTAATCATGTTAGTATTATATAACAATAAAGGGTCAATGTAAATATGTTAAATAAAAAAATCGTCAAGATTATTTACCGGTTCTATTTTCCAACCAATAGCATCTAATATTAGACGAAGTGGGTCAATAAAGGCCTTTTCATATTGAGTATCATAATCAATATATTCATGTAGGCCAAGTTCCCTAGGCAAATTATTAGAAAAGGCAATAACATTTTCCTTTATTCTGTTTGGTGTTTTTAAATAACAAAATTTTACCTTTTCGCCATCCTTAATAATTTCATATTTTTTAATTAAATTATTTTGTTTTATATAATGGTTATATAAAAGGGCACCTCGAACATGAATTGGAGTTGCCTTTGCATATATTGTTGAAGTGTCTTTCCATTTTGTTATATTTTGTGCACCTCGCGGGAATGATACCTGTTCAGGTGATAGTGATTTAAATTCCTCTTTAAAATTGGCAATAAAATTCTGTACATCTAATTCTGTTTGTGTCATAATTATTTTAAACACTTCCTTAAATTTATCACGCACAACCTCTGGCGTAGATGATTTGATTGCCTCAATGCCCATAATTTTTAATTTAGGTTCTGCATATTGCACAC